ATCGTCGATGGGCGGATGGATTGCGTTGCTGGTGGCGCTGGGCTGGAAGAGGACTTTAAACGGGCTGGTCGGGATTGCGGCTGCGCCCGATTTCAGCGAGGAAATCTATAATCGCCTTACGCCTGCGCAAAAGGAATCGCTGGAAAAAACGGGCCGCGTGTCAGCTGATAATCATTACAGCAACGAGCCTTATGCCTTTACCCGTACGCTTTATCTCGAGGCAAAAAACCATATTCTTCTGGATAAGAAACACCCAGTTGAATTTCCGATACGGCTTATTCAGGGCATGCTCGACCGCGATGTGCCATGGCAAACCGCCATGAAAATTCAGGAGGCTTTTACGGGGTCGGACGTAGACGTGGTGATGGTGGAAGATGGCGAGCACCGACTGTCACGGCCCGGAGACCTGGAGCTGATCGACCGTGAAATCCGGTCGATCTGTGAAACCTGCCTTTAAACAGGCTGGTTATTTGCGTTTATATTTGAAGCCGCCTTGCTTTTTGTTACTTAGAATTTCATCGACGCGGCGGTTGCCGGAGAAATTCTTCACCTCTTTTTCGCCGCCTACGCCCAGCAGACGTAAAATTCCGATCAGAATGTAAAAGAACCCGGCGAATGCTACCCCGACAAAGACGGCCTTTTGCGCCAGAATCCAGTTGATGTAGGGCCAGTAGCCAAGGGGCTGGGTTTGTTCAACGACCCATTTATAGCTGTCGGGTTCGTAATTGGTCCAGATAAAGCCCAGCGCGGCCATGTCAAAGGGTTTGGGCTGGTTAATGTAATAGAGATAGGCGTCATGACCGAGCGCGGCAATGGCCGGAAGGGCAACAAGAAACATAAAGAAATGGATGCCGCGCATGGGGAGCTCCTGATGGTTAAACCGAAGCCAGTGTAGCAACGATGCGGTGTTTGGAAAAGGGGCGGATAAAGGAACCCGTTTTTTGGATTTACGCGGGCTTGCGGCCCGGGGCGAAACCCTATAAAAACGACCCACCTTATTATGGAGAGGTGGCCGAGTGGTTTAAGGCGCACGCCTGGAAAGCGTGTTGGCGGCAACGTCTCGCAGGTTCGAATCCTGTCCTCTCCGCCATTATCTTAAAAACCGACCCTCTATCTTTTTGAGGATCGCCGGAAAAACCCCAATTCCCGCAACGTGTTCCGCGCAAAGCTCCTGACATGGTTTTGGCCATGGCGGCGAAAATTCGGCCTGTTTCTCTCTCGACGGGCCTTTTCTCTCAGAAACCTCCGTACCGATTGCCGCCATGTTCACAGGTTTCGGTCAATAGGTTTCAAGGGTTTACGCGACGGCGGTTTTTTGTATTTTGCCTGGCGCGGTTTTAAGAAGCCCCTCCAGAATGAAAGAGAAATCATGTACCATGATAAAAAATTTAGGCGGTAGCATTGATGCAGTTTATTAAAGTCCCCTTGGCAGAATTTCTTAAAACCACCGCCGCGCCAAAAATGAAGCGCATGCCCAAGGGTGTCAAAGGCCATATCGAAAAGCACACAATCTTAGAATTCCACCCGAATTTCCTCGTGGTCGACGCCCCGACCCAGAGCAATGTCATCCAGGTCAAATGCGGATGCCGCGAGACTTTCAAAATCGGCAGCCAGCATCTTTATGTCACGCTGCAAAAACTGCCCAAGGCCGAATTCGCCGAGCTGGCGCTGGATCCAAAAACCAACAACCTGATCGTCCGTTGCGACGGCTTGGAGATCAAACTGGTCGGGGAAAAATAGCCCGTTGTGCCTTGTTTTCAGATGCCACCTCGGCTATGATTTGGGTGTGCTTGTTGGTGAGCCTGCTCGTTCGTGCAAAGATTTCATCGGCCAACAGATCGATAATACAACCTTATCCAAGTTTATTATCTGACCTCAGATTACGAACGCGACTATCTAGATAATAAATTTGGGCAACATAAGGATTGTATCATGACGCCCGTAGACTATTTCAAACTCCAAGCCAAAAACCTGTTCAGGGATTACAAAACCCAAACGTCCTACATCGATAAAGTGGATGGTAATTCCTACTATACATACGCTCCCAAATACTTCGATATCGAACGCATTTTCCTAGAGTACGATTGGGACGAAGAAGATTTCAGCTTGATGAAGGCGCAGCATCTTTTTGCGCTGATGCTCGGCTTTGAAAAATGGGCAGATATATTAAAAGCCTCCGATGCAGAATTGGAGCTTACAAAACTGCTGTGGGATAACCAGCATAAAATCCACCTGGAAGATTGGGACATGTATATCTCCGGCGCGGAATTCGATAACAACACCACCTTTGATGCCGAAGCCAGAATAGAAATATTTAAACAGGTCTTCGTGAATGTGGACGGGCATCACAGCCCCTTCGGAGATTACCGCATAGACAAAAACACGCCTCATGCAACGAGAAGCGAAGCCCCTCGGCCAGCACCAAAGGCCGATCCAGGGCCGCAGATCACGTCGCTGCCGTTGAGCAAGACGGATCATGCGGAATTCGTAAAAACAGCGAACAGCGTTTTTGAATCTGTCATGGAGCGGATCGAGCCGAACAATCCGGAGCAGACCCGCAAACTTTGGGACGCGAAGGATTACGTCGATACCATGCTGACGGAAGATATGCTGCCGATCAGCAAGGACTATGCCCTGTCATTGATCGACGCATTCCTGGTTCACCATGTGATCGGCTTGGCCGTGCAGGCTGACAAAGCGGCCTAAGCCGTCCGTTTGCGCGCGCTCGACAGGGTCAATTTCTCTCCGCCACGCATGAGGAATTTAGCTTTGTAGGCCGTGTCCTCTCCTGACCACTCAATCGGGTCGTCGTCGGGAAGCTGGAACACGCGCTGGAGATTGGCTGAAACTTCCTGCTTGGTCTTTTTGACCTTGTCGATATCACTGACCGACATATTGCCGTTCGCCGCCGCCATGGCCTGCAGGAACGTCCACGCCTGCTTCGGCTTCTTCGTGCGCTTGTCGCGCATTTGAAGGTCTTCCGCGCTGAACTGCTTGTGGCCTTGGCCCTTGCAGGAAACGGTGATCATCTCGTCGGCGGTGAATTCTAGAACAAAATCTTCCCACTTCGCGCCTGCGGGTGTCGGGTAGCGCGTCTCTCCAGGCGCACCGTCAATGTGCTTGATCCAGCCAGCGGAAAGATCGGACAGCAGGCTGGCCGCATTGCCCCTGACCTGGATGGCGTTGTTGGTCAATTCGATCAAATCTTCATAGGCGAACACCTTGGCTGCGTTCCGCAGCGCTACATCCTGCACCGACTGCGTCACGGCGGATGCCGAGGGCAACAAAAGAAAGAAGGGTTTTTGGAATCTGGCCACAAGCTGGCCGAGAACGCGCTCGATCTTGCTGGCCTGCGCCTCGATCAACGTCACCACAGGAAAGCGATAACTGGCGGCGGGGTTATATTCGCCGATCTGCCAGCAGGCCGGAAGGCCGTCGATCTCGGCATGTGCCGCGCCGCTGATACCGAACGCCTGCGCAAGGCCGGAAAAGATGGTCGTAAAATCGGGGCGATAAATGATGAGGTCGGTTTTCTGCAACACGCGCTTGGCGCAGCCGCAGGAACAAACGCCAACATATTGGCCGTCGCCATGCCGGACAACATCCATGTATCCGCCGCATTTTCCTGCGCACGGATATGTTTCCGCAAGCTGCTGAGTTGGTTTCAGCAGATATTCGGGGAATCCAGACCAGTCCGCCTTAACGCCGCGCGCGCCGGAAAACTGACTAAGCGTATGCCACGGCGGCCTGCTCAACAACATGATCAGAGGGTCTTTCTTCAAGTGCAGGCGGTTCCTGCCGTTTAATAAAGCCGCGTGCCTTCATCCATTGTTCGATGACATGGGCATCTTCCTTGCGATCGAAGCTGGCGACGTTCGGCGTTTTGATTTTGATCGTGCGCGGCTTGGAGCTGTTCTCGAATTTTACCTGGAAACTGGCCGCGACCAGGTTGCCGAACCTTGGCAAATCCTTGCTGCGATCCTGCAACGACGAAAACAGGTCTTTCGAGCGGAAGATCGAACGGTCGTTATACGGCCCCCTGAACTGCAACTGCACCTCCGTCAGCCGGATTTCTTCAAGGCCAGCGATATCGTGGCAACTGAGGGAATCCGGCCCGTCATTGAGAAGCGGCTGCAAGGTGTATTTATCTTCTTCGGGGAAATATTCTGCATCACCGAAGAAGCGTAGGCCGAAGGCGGCCAGATACATCTGGCGTTCCTTTTTGCCGCCGGACTTGTTGTAAATCTGAAGCTCGTTGGCGTCGCGGTCATAAACGATGACGTCATGAAATTCAGGACGGTAGAACACGCTGCCCGTTTCGCCAGCTTCGATCTTGCCTTCACGCTTGAACGGCATGCCGTGGCGCACGAGAAAGTAGATTTTATTCTCGCCCGCCATTTCAAACGGCGTGACCTCGCAGCCGTTGCCGCGCTTATTCTGCTCGAACCATTCATCCATGTCGCGTTCCAGCGCATCGACGTTGCCTTCGGAAAGGTCGAGCTTCTTGCCTTTGTTTTCCTTGGACTGGAAGCTGTTGAAGCTCTTGGGCCTCATCATCAGCGCTTCGGCATGCGGCTTTTTGATCAGCTCCGGATCCTTGAGCCACAACAGCACCGCAAGATCGGCAGGTGTGGAATCGGCAGACACGTCAACATTGCCCGCCTTGGCCATTTCCAGCAGCTCGTCAAACATATCGTCGTCGGAAACTTCCTGCACAAAATAAAGGGCATCCACCATTGCTGGCGGGATGCCCTCGGTCGGCTGCATCAGAACCTGGCAGAGCAGCCCGTAATCGAGTTGGCCGCTGCCGTTCTTTTGCAGCTTGAACCCGCGGCCCGTCAAATAGTCGGTGTACGGGGAAAGGAACCGCAAAAGGTTGTCCTCGTGGATGTTTTTCAAAACATCCGGTTGCGCAAATTTTCTAAGACTGTAAGTCGCCATTATGAGCCTCCTTGTTATTGGGATCGGCTCTGGAACAAACGGTGACGACTTTCCCCAGAATGGCAAAGTCATCATCGTGGCTGATGACGATAGGCTTCAGTCTCTTGTTTTCGGGCCTCAATTCTATGCGGTGATCCGCGATGAACAATCGCTTCACCGTGGCTTCGCCATCGCGCATGGCCACGACGATGTCCCCCGATTCCGCAAGTTTCTGTTGTCGAACGACGACGTAGTCGCCGTCGTTGATATCCACATCGATCATGCTGTCGCCGCTGACTTCCAGTGCGAAGCAGTTGCCGCGCACGATCATGGCATCGACCATGATTTCACCGACCTTGTTTTCGATGGCGAGAATCGGCGTGCCTGCGGCAACCCTGCCAAGAACAGGAACGCCGATCATTTGACGCACGCGCGGCGTGAAGTCTTTCACCACCATCATCGTGCGCGCCTTGCGCGCCTCACGCTGAATGTATCCCTTGTCCTCCAGACGGCGCACAAGCTCGTGCGCGCTGGGGGGCTGGATCGAAAGAGCATCCGCCAACTCCTGCACCGTCGGCGCAACACCACGACGATCCATGAACACGGTGATGGCGCGCAACGCCGTCTCCTGGGCAGGCGTGAGGTTTCCGGTGCTGGGAAGTTTTTTAGTAGCGCTTTTCATCTTCCATTCTCTTTGCGTTGATCATCGTGTCGGGGATTTTCGCCTGCGCGAATCTCCCTTAGTTGTTCCCTTATTTTTATTAGGCTTGATTATCTTAATTCAACTAAAATGGCTGTCAATCCCGTACTTATCCCGACACTTTCCCTACACTTTCCGTAGGTAATACGGCATGGAACGGTACGGAGGAACCTATGTACAGATTAGAACCAAACTTGATGACCGCAGACGAGCGCATCGGCGAAGTCGGCTTAATCCTAAGCCGAGCAATCGCACGGCGCGCAGAAAAGCTAAAATCAGAAAAAACCAAGGACATGAGAGACTATTCGCTGGACTTAGAGGCGGCAGGAAGCATTCATGGGCAAAAGCGAAAGGAGAAAAATAACTGATGCAAAACAATGTTTTAGCAAGGGTCGCCGCCCTGCCGCAGATGCCCATGGCAGAGCTGGCGGCAATGTGGGAGGAGGTTTTTCAGGCCAAAGCCCCGAAATACAACAAACCCTATCTGGTCAAACGCCTGGCCTACCGCCTGCAGGAAATCGCGCACGGCATCGATAGCGGGATTATCGAAAAACGCCTTGAGCAATACGCGAAGGAAAGCCTTTCGGAAAATCTGCGCAAGCCGCGCGGCAAAGGCATCCACATGCCCGTCGCAGGAACGAAGCTCGTGCGCATCCACAACGGCATCGAACACCGCGTCACCGTCCTCGACAACGGCTTTGAATATAACGGCGCGCATTACCGGAGCCTGTCGCACATCGCGCGTGAAATCACAGGCACGAACTGGTCAGGCCCCACTTTCTTCGGTCTGGTACGCAGAAACAAGGAGGGCAAGGAATGACGGAACCAAAGAAAAGAACTCGCTGCGCGATTTACACGCGCAAATCCACGGAAGAAGGTCTCGACATGGAATTCAACAGTCTTGACGCCCAGCGCGAGGCCGGAGAATCCTATATCACGTCGCAACGGCATGAAGGCTGGACGCTGGTGCCGGACTATTATGATGATGGCGGTTTTTCCGGCGGCAGCATGGAACGCCCCGCTCTCAAAAAACTCATGCAGGATGTTGAAAAAGGTCTGATCGATGTGGTTGTCGTTTACAAGGTCGACCGCCTGTCGCGGTCGCTGTCCGACTTCGCCAAGATGATCGAGCTTTTCGACAAACACAACGTCAGCTTCGTATCCGTCACCCAGCAATTCAACACAACAACATCCATGGGGCGGCTGACGCTCAACATCCTTTTGTCCTTCGCCCAATTCGAGCGCGAAGTTATTGGTGAGCGCATCCGCGATAAGGTGGCTGCGACGAAGCGCAAGGGCATGTGGATGGGCGGCATCACGCCGCTTGGCTACGACACGAAAGACAAGAAGCTGGTGATCAATGAAAAAGAATCTGAACTTGTCCGACTGATTTTCGAGCGTTTCACGATCCTGCAATCGATGACGCTGCTGGCGAAGGAGTTGCGAGATCAGGGATACCGCACAAAGAGCTGGATCAGCCAGAACGGCAAGCCACGCGGCGGCAACACTATCACCAAGGGTTTTCTTTATAAGGTGCTGAACAACCGCACCTACCTTGGTGAGATTACCCACCTCGGCAACAACTACCCAGGCCAGCACAAGCCCATTATCTCTCACGCCCTTTGGGAGAAAGTGCGCGCGGTTACGAAGGAAAACCCGCGCAAGCGCCAAATCCGGACGCGCGGCATGTCAACGGCATTGTTGCAGGGATTGTGCGTGTGCGGCGGTTGCCAGTCCACCATGACACCGACCCATTCCAAAAAACCCAACGGCAGGCTTTATCGCTATTACAAACCCAGCGCACATTTGAAGAACGAATGCGAAGGTTGCCCCATCGGCTCTGTCCCCGCCGGAGAGCTGGAGAACATCGTCCTCAATCAAATCCGCTTTGCGATCTGTACGCCGGAAATGATGGTGCGGGTCTGGCGTGAGGCCATCAAGGAAGATCACACTATCACCGAACAACAGGTGCGCGACGCGCTGCAGAACATGCATTTGATCTGGGACGAATTGTTCCCGCTGGAACAGGCGCGGCTTTTGAGACTGCTGATCGAAAAGATCATCGTCAACGCCGACCGCATCGACATCCGCGTCCATGCCGAGGGCTTGAACAGTCTGATCCGCGACATTGAACACGTCCATAAAATCAAGGAGGCCGCATGAACAAAGCCATGATTTCCCTCGACGGCACCGCCATCGTCATCAGCGTTCCGGTGAATTTCACCCGCAAATTCGGGCGACGCTATATGATCGTCCCGCCCACCGAGGGTGACGCGCCGTTCAACGCACCGCCGCGCAAGGATGACACGCTGCTCAAAGCCCTGGCGCGCGCCCACAAATGGCGGCAATGGCTGGAAACAGGCAAGGTCAAGAATATCGACCAGCTTGCCGCCGATAATGAGATCAACCCGTCCTACGTTTCCCGCATCATCCGGCTCAACTTGCTGGCACCAGACATTAAGGAAATGATTTTAGACGGCAGGCAGCCCAAGACCTTGAAGCTGTCCGAGATGCTCAAGCCCTTTCCGGATGACTGGCAGGCACAGCGCCGCTATTTCGGCCTGACCGCCTGACGGGTCGGCTGCTCCACTCGGTGAATTTTCACCGGACACCCTGAAAAAAAATCAAAAAAATTTTCATCCCCGAAGCCGCCCCCACAGGCGGCTTTTTGCTTTTCAGGTGGGCTGAAAAAGCCCGCAGACCCAGCCTGCCAGTGAGTTTTCGCCAGTCCCTTTGTCCGGCCCGTGCGTGGCCGCCAATGCGAAACAAAGGCGAGAACAATGAGCAAAAGCCAAAACCGTTACAACGGCATCGATCCGTATGTCGTTTCCCAAGTCCGTTATCACTCCCGTCAAATGCTCCGGCACCATACCATGGCCGGAATGGAGATCGAGGACATCGAGCAGGAATTGATGCTCGACTATCTCTCGCGGATCCAAGCCTTCGATCCCGAAAAATCCTGCCGCAACACCTTCGTCGACCGCATCCTGCGCCATAAATGCGCGGCGATGATCAAAGCCGCGAAAGCCGAGAAACGCAACAACGGCTTTCAGGCCACGTCGCTGGATTCCTGGCTGGAGGACGGCGAACGCGAGGACGTTCCGGAATCCATGGGCATCTGGGGGGGACAGAACGGCCACGCGCGGCAAACCGAGCTGGTCATTGACGTGACCGACGCGATCCGCGCCCTGCCGGAAGCCGCGCGCTTTTACTGCGTGATGCTGATGCAGGATTTGCCGATCCGCACGCTCTGCAAAATCCATGACCGTCATCCGTCCACGGTTTACGAAACCATGGGCCGGATCCGGCGCGATTTCGGCGCACGCGACCTCCAGAAATATCTGCACTGACCGCCCCGACAGTTCCCGCGATCGCTCGGTATGTAACCCCTCACGGAATTCATGTCGGGCCTTCGCGGGAACGCAAAACCCTTCGGGGAAATACCGCGACCGCTTTCGCTCTTTGGCGGCGCCAAGGCCCGACAGCAGCAATGCAAACGGCAATCAGGAGCAACACGAAACCAAGGAGCATCGAATGAGCGATACACCGCCATCACTCGACGTCGTCTACAGCACGCCCGTCGGGCAACTGCTGGAGATGGACGAAACCGAACTGCGCCGGTTGCTGGCAAAGGCCGAACTGGTCTGCCGCTGGCTGCGCGGCGCGCTGCGACTGAAAACCCAAAAAGGAGGCAAATAATGAGCAAGAAACTCGAAAAACTTTTCGGCGACACTTATCTGGCGCGCAACGTGCCGGAGAGCGTCCATATCCCGCCGCTCGGCGCAAACCGCACGGATATCGTCAAGCCCATCGAACAAGCGACGCTGGACGACATCGCCTTCGCCGCGCAAGCCCTCGACAAAAAAGCCGATGCGTTGCGTGACGAGCTTTACGCCTTGCAGCGCCTCTACAAAGAAGCGCGTGCGAAAGGTGCGCTTGGCAAAGACAACATCGTCGAAGCCATCACGGCCAAGAATGGAGGTGCGCAATGACGCTCCCCATCATCTCCGCCGACGAGCGGCTTGCCGAAAAACGTGGCATCAAAGGCTGCATCTTCGGCAAGTCCGGCATCGGCAAAACGTCGCTGCTCTGGACGCTGCCACCGGAAAAAACGCTGTTCTTCGACCTTGAGGCCGGAGACCTTGCCATCGAAGGCTGGGCGGGCGATGCCATTCGTCCGCGCACCTGGCAGGAATGTCGTGACTTCGCGGTGTTCATCGGCGGCCCCAATCCGGCGCTGCGCGACGACCAGCCTTATAGCCAGGCGCATTTCGATGCTGTCAAGGAACGCTTCGGCGATCCTGCCGCCATCGCAAAATACGACACGGTGTTTGTGGATTCCATCACCGTCGCCGGACGCCTGTGCTTCCAATGGTGCAAGGGACAGCCGCAAGCATTCAGCGACAAGACGGGAAAACCCGACACGCGCGGCGCTTACGGCCTGCACGGCCAGGAAATGATCGCCTGGCTCACGCATCTCCAGCACGCACGCGGCAAGAACATCTGGTTTGTCGGCATCCTCGACGAAAAGCTGGATGATTTTAACCGCCGCTTCTTCCAGCCGCAGATCGAAGGCTCGAAAACGGGATTGGAGCTTCCTGGCATCGTCGATCAGGTCATCACCATGGCCGAATTGAAGGCCGACGACGAAACGCCGTATCGCGCCTTCGTCTGTCACACGCTCAATCCTTATGGCTTCCCCGCCAAGGATCGTAGCGGTCGGCTCGACATGGTCGAAGAACCGCACCTCGGACGCCTGATGGAAAAAATCGCCGGAGCGGCCAAGCCCGCCGCCGAGCGCCTGACCTACGTCCGCCCCCAGCAACCTGACACCCAGCAAAACCAAGGAGAATAACCATGTCCGTATGGAAAGATTTCAGCAGCGCCGAAGATCAACAGTCTTTCGACGTCATCCCCAAAGGCACCATCGCCCGCGTGCGCATGTCGATCAAGCCTGGCGGCTACAATGATCCCGATCAAGGCTGGACGGGCGGCTATGCCACGCTCGGTGATAGCGGCGCGGTTTATCTCAACTGCGAATTCGTCGTCACCGAAGGGCCGTTTGCACGGCGCAAGGTCTGGAGCCTGATCGGCCTGCACAGCCCGAAAGGCCCGACCTACGCCAACATGGGACGCTCCTTCATCAAGGGCATCCTCAACTCTGCCCGTGGGTTTTCCGCCAAGGATGATAGCCCGCAGGCCATGCAAGCCCGCCGCATCAACGGCATCGGTGATCTGGACGGCATCGAATTTACCGCCCGCATCGACATCGAGAAGAACCAGCACGGCGAGGACAAGAACGTCATCAAGACGGCGGTTACCAAGGATTCCAAGGACGCTGGCAAAGGCGGCGGCGGTTCCACACCGCCTGCGGCACAAACCCCGCCCGCCACGGCATCAGCTCCTGCCGCCAATCTTCCCTCTTGGGCGCGGTGAGGTGAAGAATGCTGCTGAGGCCAAGACAAAAAGAGCTGGTCACGCGCACCGTCGACGCGCTGAACAGGCACGGTAACACGCTGGCCGTCGCCCCCACGGGCGCAGGCAAAACGATCATGCTGTCCGCGATCATCGGCGAAATGTTCAAGCACAAGCCAGGCAAAGCCTGCGTGCTGGCGCACCGTGACGAGCTGACCTTCCAGAACGAGGATAAGTTCAAGCGCGTCAACCCCGATCTCTCGACCAGCGTATTCGACGCCTCGGTCAAATCGTGGAACGGCGAAGTCACGTTCGCCATGGTGCAGACGCTCTCGCGCGAGAACAACCTGTCGGCCATGCCGCCGATGGATATTCTGGTGATCGACGAAGCGCACCATGCCCGCGCGGACAGCTACATGCGCGTGATCGAGCGCGTTAAACAGGCCAACGCAGGCGTGAAATTGCTGGGCATGACCGCCACGCCCAATCGTGGCGACAAGAAAGGCTTGCGTCCGGTTTTCTCGAACGTCTCCGACCAGATCACGGTCAGGGAGTTGATCGCCTCCGGCCACCTTGTGCCGCCGCGCACCTTCGTCATGGACGTGGGCGTGCAGGACGAACTGCGCCAGGTAAAAAAGACCGCCAGCGATTTCGACATGGGAGCCGTGTCGGCGATCATGAACACGCGCCCCATCAACGACGCCGTGGTCAAGCATTGGCATCAAAAAGCCGGAGACCGCAAAACCGTCGTGTTCTGCTCGACCGTCCAGCACGCCGAGGATGTAGCAAAGAGCTTCAATGGCGCGGGCATCCCCACCGTATTTGTCCACGGCCAGATGACGGATGCCGAGCGCAACGCTGTTTTATCGGAATACACGGATGGCGAAGCCCAAGTTATCGTCAACGTCGCTGTGCTGACAGAAGGATGGGATCATCCGCCGACCTCTTGCGTCGTGCTGTTGCGTCCCAGCTCGTATAAATCCACGATGATTCAGATGATCGGTCGCGGCCTGCGCACCATTGATCCGGCTGAATATCCCGACAT